AGATATCAGGCATTCTCTTCGTTGCCTTCAATACTAATATAATCACTGAAGGGGCTGATGTCAACCCCTAATCGTCCCAACCTGCCTGACTCCAACCTTCTTGCCAAGCACAGTGGAGATCCCATTCTTCGTTGTTGTTGTAGGGATTGTCGCTGGACATCAAGCCGTCCTGGTACGCACGATAGCCTTCTTCACGAGCATCAAATTCAGTAGGTCCTTGATCGTGGACCCAACGGTAGTATTCTTCGTCCATGTCTTGTACACTCTCTCGTTGTCTACAATACTAATATAATCATTCTCGAGAGGATGTCAACCCCTCTCACGAACTTTTTTCATCGATCCACAAATTTTTTACGTGAGTGTGGTTGATCCGACACTGGATGATACCGTTATAATAATCGCCTCTCAGCAACACATCGTTGTCAAACTGAAGCTTAGCTTCCATATAGCTGAGTTCACCACGTGTCTTGCAAAGGACAAGAATCTCTCGATGAAAGCTGTCGGCACCTCTTTCCTCGACAAGCGTTTTGATCGTATCTGATGAACTGAAGTACTCCTGCCAGTCAGATTGTTTGACGACAGTTCGCTTTCTCTTTTTGCCTTTGAGTGGCTTGAGCTTTTGCGTGGTGAAAAATAATTTTTTTCCGATATATTTCTTGTCGTTTTCGAGATCGGTGATCCGATAGACGAATCCAACATGATCACCGATCATCTCAGGCGTAAACGGTTCGTTCTGATAATACCATGGCATGGTACTATCTATTCGTCGAGATCGACCTCAATCAATTCGATCTCTTCGGAACCGCAAAACGGACAATGAAACAGTTGATCCGTGTCATCGTCATTGATTTGTATCAATAGTTGGCTATCGCATTCGTAGCAGACTAGATCATACATTGTCAACCCTCACATGCTGCGCAGGATTCACTGACAACCTTTTTACGAGTCAGAGCCTGAGCCTTTGACATTGAGTAACTGTAGTACAGACTCTTTACACCCATCTGCCATGCACGAATATACAGAGCATTGATCTCTTTGACAGACATATCGGGATCCAACATCAGATTGAGACTCTGACTCTGGTCGATATACTGTTGACGGATACCTGCTTGGTCGACAATCGCTTCACCGTTGATTTCCGAAAACGTTTTGAACACTTCCTTTTCATCTTGAGAAAGGAATTCCAAGTGTTGAACGGATCCGTCGGCGTTCTTGATCGATTGCCAGACTTCGTCGGTATTCTGACCTTTTTCTTCTAACAGTTGCTCGAGGTATGGATTCTTGATCGTTACTTTTGTCTTTGCTAGATCCTTGACATAAGCGTTCGAGAACTCGGGTTCAATCGATTGAGAGACTTGACCGAGAATGAACGAACTAGATTTCGTCGGAGCAATCGCGAGTAGAGTTGTATTTCGACGACCGTATCCTTCAAGCAACTCGGGTTCACCGAAAGTCTTCGCAAGTTCGGCAGATGCTTGATATGCCCTTTCATTGATCGTCTTGGCAATCTCAAGGTTTTTCTGAGCAGCCTCACGACTCTCGAAAGCAATCATATTCGACTGAAGATACGAATGCCATCCAAGAACACCCATGCCAAGAGCACGATGACGTTCTGCAAAACGGCGAGCCTTTTGATGGTAATACGACCCCTCTGTCTTATTGATGAACTCAGTAACAATAGTATCAAGGAAGTAAACCATCGTTTCGATTGCGTCGGTTTGTTTGATCTCATCCCAATGCAACAGATTGATCGACGAAAGAACGCAGGTAAACGTTTCGTCGATTGAAGACGGGATGCTTATTTCGCTGCACATGTTGCTTGCATGAATTGGCATATCCTTGTCTTTATACACATCCGGCTTATTACTATTGACATTATCGCGGTAGATAATATATGGAAATCCAACTTCCGACCGACGTTGAAGAACCTTAGCCCACAAGCGACGTTTCTCCGAATCACCTTCGATCATCTGTTTGAGAAACTCGTCACCAACAACAATACCAGTCGTTAGACCCTGAATTGGATGCCCTTCGGTTCCAATATCAAGAAACTCTTCAGCGTCAGGATGTTCGATATCCTGATACGCAGAAAAGAAACCACGACGAACGGAACCCTGAGAAACAGTCGAAGCAAGCGTATCGAATAGTTCCATAAAATGAACGGAACCAGACGACTCGCCGTTGTCTTTGATCGGAGCACCACGATGACGTACCTCTCCAAAGTAACCGGATGTACCGCCGCCACCCTTCATTAGCATACCGTTTTCGCCATGAGAGAACATGATGTCTTCCATTGAATCGCCGATATACGATCCAAAACAAGACACCGGCAAACCTCTATCGAGACCGTAGTTTGCCCAGACCGGTGAAGCGAGCGAGTAGTATCCTCGACTCATGTAATCATAAAACTTGTCAGCATAACCTTCGATACCAAGATACTTTTCGGCCGCATCAGCGATATCTCGAATACGTTGTTCGCCTGTTTGCCCTTCCTTTAGATAACCACGAGAAAGAAATTCTCGAGACTTGTCGTTTAGCCATTCGAATGCCATTCGTTTGCTTCTCCCTAAAATAGATCTTCAGATGTGAATGCTTTAGATTTTTTGTTGTATGAAATACTCCGTTTCACGAAAAAATCTAGATTTTTCGTACTTAAGATTTCGTCTACAAACCACTCAGTGTCTTTTACCGCTTTTTCGTCAACAGTAAAAATGTTCTTGAGGTCGATGGCATTCAATGATTGGTTGAAGCGATGCTTGATAAATTCCTTGACCCTTTCTTTTGGAAGGAAGTCTAAATCGTTTTCGCCATAGATCCAATCGACGATTGCGTTTTCAGCCTTGTATGCCTCTTTACATTGCTTATTGATATTAGAGATCGTTTCTTTGTTCCACCAATCAGGATTTTCTTCTTTGATAATATTGACGAGCTCGAATCCAAAGCGAGCGTGCACATCCTCTTCTTTGCTCGTAGCTTCGACTGCATTAGAAATTCCCTTGAGAACGTTCTTGTGTTTATTGAACGCCATCATAATCAGGAACTGAGAGAACAGTGATACGTTCTCAACAAACATTGAAAACAGAATGATCTTGTAAAAATACTCTTCGTTATCGATCGGCGCCTGAATCGATTTCTCCAGGTAATCCATCCGCTTCTTGATTGCCGGCACATCAACAAGATTTTCAAACTCTTCGTTCAAACCCATGATTTCCAACAGATTGGAATAAGCATCGGCATGACGTACTTCCGACTCGCCAAACGTAACGCCAACGGCTTGAACCTCTGGCTTAGGCATCTTGTCGCCGATCTTTGCCCAGAACGTTTTGACCTGAACCTCGATCTGAGCAATCGCCAGCATTGCCTTCTTGACAATATCGGCTTCTTCTGGCGAAAGCTTGACCTTCATATCCTGGACATCAGAAGAATAGTTGAATTCCGTATGAACCCAGTATGAATGTCGAATTGCTTCAAGATATTCAATCAACTGAGGGTATTCATACGGCTTAAGATTTGCCCGCTTACGAAAAATGTCCGGCATGTTGTTGTGCCGATAGATGATATACTCTCGTGCGAGATTATGTAGCCCCATATCCATCATCACATTTTCCACCTGCTTGTGGATGTGATCAACGTCAATCACCACGTCGTCAATCTGTTCAACAACGTTATCCGTAATTTCTTGTGAAAGATTCTTACTACGAATACCAATCGACTTCATCGCTTTTTCAACTGCGGTTTTGATCTTATCGGAATTGAAGTCTTCGGTAGTCGAATCTCGTTTGACTACAAATCTCTGTACCATTCGGCTTTCCTTATAGTTGATTCAGACAAATATACTATCAACGCGAAACAATCGCGTTGCTTAAGAGTTGCCATAAATGAGAATTATATAACGTTATTAGAGAATGTCAATAGGGAATTATTCAAATTCGCGTAATGACTGCTCATAATAAACGATAATCTGTTTTTGTTGAAGTATATATCTGCGAAGTTCCGAAACGTTGATCGAAAGATTCTCATATCCCTGAACCGTCACGGCGACAAAAACTGCGGCACCTTCTTTCTCACGAATCATATCAATGAACTGTTCAAGGTTGTCTTCATTGACGACGTAGAACCTGACATCGTTCATTTTTACCGGTCGAGGTCGAGGTCGAATCGCGATCTCGGGAGCGACGATTTTTGTTTGTACGATTACTTCCGGTTTGGCTGACGGTGTTGCACAACTAGCGAGCAGAAATAGACTCAAGATCGCGGAAAACATCATTGGTCGCATCATTTATTCTATCCTCTATCAGTTTTGGTTTTTCGTTGGCTAAACGTGTAAGGTTATGCTCAGAAAAGATTTGACGAAGTTCAGCGGCATCCTGTTCGGCACCATCCATCTTTTCTTGAAGATCCGTGATCAAGATACGTTGTCTTTTCTGATTGTCTTCGATAGCATCAAGAGTCGTCGACTGTTCGTCGACCACAGACTTTAGAGTTGTGTTGTTGGCAATAAGAGTTTCGATCTGTGACTTCATGCTATTGTAGGTATTATACGCAAAAACACCCACGGCTGTCAACAAAGAAATCGCAGCAATCGAACCCCATAGTTTTATTGAAGAAAACATTAGTCCTCCGGCGTAATCGTGACGGTTTGGAAAGTTTCCTGTGACTTTAGAACGATATCATGGTTACGATTATTGCGAATGTACTCGAGGATCTTGTCTTCGTAGAGTTTGCCGTCATCGAGAAGTTTTGACCAACGTTCGTACTTCATCTTTCGCTTATCTTTGAATCGAGTAAAGATATGATGAGGAACGTCGAACTCACGCTTCTTTCGGCGACGAACAACAACCGTTGAAGAATCGTCCCCGGCTCCAGCGACAGCAGATGTCGACATCGAAGGAGCATCCTCGTTGATGTTATACCTGTCTTTGTATAAACGAACGAGTTGCCGTGAACTAATCCCAAGATCGTACTGCCTTAGAATATCGAATGCGATACCCTCAAGAGAAAAGCGACCCTTAGATTTTCGAACGTATTCGTCCATCGCTTTCAATGCTGCATCGAAAAAAGCATCTTTTCCTGGAACAAAACGCTCTTTGATATTATCGTCCATCTCTAGGTATCGCTTGAAGCCAACGATTGATTGCCCGGGTGTGTCCTTGACATAACGGTTCCTGAGTTCTGTCGTACCCCATTCTCCTGCTCCACCAGTCATCGAATCAGTTCTCCTGCTGTTACGTAGATCTTTTTACCAGTTTTGATATGAGTCGCTTCAAAAACACTCATGCCAAAGATATCACCAACGGATTTAGCATCGTCGCCAACACGTACCTGGTCGTTGACGTCAACGAGTTGTTCACCAGATTCGTTTAGAACCTTTTCTGATCGTATACGATACATGCCAGGTGCAAGAGTTCCGTCCTCAAGAATAAACCACTTCGTGTCTTCCTCGAGGATATTGGGAATCGTCATTCCACATTCATGAAGGATTCGTTCGATGCTATTCTGTGAAAGGTTGAACTTTTCACGTAAAAGAAACAATGCAGCAGCATATGAAGCAATACGTGACTTACCTCCGGGAACCTTTTCTAACAGTCGCTTGATGTTGAATACCAAACGATGAAACAACGTGAACGCGGACTTACGCTCCGGTGTGTCACGTCGTTGCGATTTGATACGTTTACCGTCTTCGTCGATCAGTCCAAGTTCGTATGCTTTCGTTTCCTTGAAAGGAGTAACGAGCAGTTTGAGAAAACGATACGTGTAGATAAGATCGGCGCCTCTGCTAAGTAGTGACATTGATTTCTCTCAGTTTTTCGATTACGTGTGGATCCATTACAATACCGACCATCTGATCGTTAGTGATTGACCTAAGAAAGATCAAGAATGGTTTGATTACCGGCAAATGATGTTTTTCGAGATGGAACTCAAGCATCTTCATTCCTCCCTCGACACCGAATACATTGAAGATCGTAATTAGATGATTGAGAATCAATCGAAACGATAGATCATAACCGCTAAGGTATCTATTTATCAAACGACGGACATC